AATCTGTCATCGTTGCATAAGTCGCAAGTAACCATTGATGGCTCTACTTTTACTCCGTCATCCGTAAAGGTGGCAGTTAAGCCAGAGCCGTCAATTATTTGTAATTCACCCATTTATTCACCTCCTTCAAAATACCATTTTCCATTAGCTGTAAGTTTTGCCCACTTGGGTGGACATTCTTTTGCTTTGCATACATAACCTCGATACGGCTTTCCTCCTTTAGAGATTCCCTCTTTCAGGATATGACCATGCTGGCAAGCCGGTGGCTCATTTGGTATTGATGCACCTATTTCAGCAACAACATCACCAACAGACCAAGCCACAGGTTCAGGCTCTTTCTTATCAGCTGCAAAACTATCTCTTAGAATCGTTTCAATTTGTGCTGACTTGCTTCCGGGTTTGCCATACATATTTTGGCGGCTTTCTAGCTTCTCCTTAAATGATGGATTGCTTTCAACCTTTCGCATGTCATCCTTGGTCGCAGTTTTGTCAGATCCTTTAAGTAGAATGATTGCTCTACCCAATGCGCTTGTTGCAGTATCCTCAACATAAAACTTTTTCATGTTCGGAATATAAGTTTCCCTAGATCCAAAGGCTATGTTAGAAACGCATGGTTGCTCATCTTTGCTGTCTCGCCAAAGAGTTGCTTGCACCAAGATATAACCTTTTTCACCATCATGACTTATGACTGATATATCTGATCGACCAGATGGGAAGTTACTTATGAACCATTTGTTCAAAGTAGCCACATCCTCGTAATCCTCAAGATTGAATGCCATTAGAGATCATCTCCTTTTTTGAAGTCGCTGTCGATTTCGGCATCATAAACTGTTTTGTAGATACCGATGTATGCTGCAATGTCCACAAGACTGTCGTGATGCCCAGGACTTTCCTGCAAACGACTAATCTTTTGCAAGATGTTAAAGATACAGATGTCATGAGGCATGACTGGGTATTCAAGATACGAACTGACCAGCTTTGAGATTCGCTCCATGTTGTAAAAAGGATGCCCATACACGACACCTCTCGACTGGATAGTTGTGATGGCTTCATCAAAAAGTTGCTCAGTTTTTGTCATAATCAAAGACTTCATCTGACTGCTGCTTAATGGTAATCATTCTGCGGTGCATGTTCCAGCCATCCGCCCGACCCTTCCAGTAACCATTCTGAAATGCGGTATCTCTAATTTCCAAAACCAGCCACCAACAAATTGCAGCAGCTGTCATTCCTAATAGCCAGAGATAGCCAAAATCTCTTAGTTCCCCATATAGATCCATGTTGCTCCCTTACATATCCTCCACATATCTTGTGGGTGATGCATAAAGTATGACCTAGATCAAGGACGCTTGGTTATTTTCTTTCGGAGTGTTGTATAACGATTAGATAACGCTAATATCCTCAAAATCATCGATATGGTCATCAATCGTGCGTTCGTGATAATCGGTTTCAAGACCCATAAGTCCGTCTATTATAGGTGAATGATCCGTCATGATTGACCGGAATCAACTCAACTTGATGTCCCTTATTGCCAAAACTAAGCACAGTAAAGCCCATATTCCAGTCTGCTGAGTTGTATTTTAGGTAAGTCGCCTTACGCATATCCATGAGATGACCGGCTTCTATGCCCCAAATCGTTGAATAACGCCCGTTTAAGCCAGTTTGGTGTCGGACTGCACCCTGCCTATGGCTATGCCCACAAACTACGCTAGAATGCCACTTTTTGGCAAGATTAAGGCTAGTTATGCCGGCATGCTTAGACATGTTGCCTTCATCACCATGAGCCAAGTGCCAACCCTTTTCAAACTCGTAAGCTCTTTTATGAAACCTAATGCCCAAGCTGCTGAAATCCATAAACTTGTCATAAGCCAATTCGGGTAATCCAATAAGTGATGGCGCACCTTTGAGCAAGGTTTGATAAATTCGATCCGTATGATTTGATCTAACAATATCTGTCGTGCCTAGGTCGTAAAGTATTTCCTGACCAAGTTTTCTTTCCTCGTCAAGTGTTTCTGCAAACTCTAATTTTGTCCCTTTTGCCCAACGGCTTTGTGAACCAAGATCCATTTCATCACCAACATTTAACACAAAATCAAATTTCTCATGCCTTGCCATTTTAATCAGATTTGAAACTGCCTTCGGATGGTGCAATGGAATCTGTAAATCTGGCGTTACAAGATACCTGCGGTTGGCTTTAATTAATCGTCATCCTCATCGTCAGTTGGATCTATGGATGGGATGATCCCACCATCGCCCACAATCCAATCAGGGAATGTCTTGTGTTCAGTCATCAACCAAAATGCGTGCTCAGGTGTGAATCCTGCTTTTCTAGCTGCTTTGTAGCATTCGTGTAATGCTGTGTAATGCTGATCGATCTTTGATAATGGTTCAGGAGATTGGCGAACGACACGACGATTGATCTTTTTGCGTTTGATAGGTTTTCGAGTGTTCGCCATAATTAAAATTATCGCTTACTGATTAAGACAAACAGATCATCGACACGCTGTTCAAGTCTTGTAATTTGATCCTTAATCGAACTTCCAGAATTGGGTTTCAATTCTTGTAAATAGGATTTAATAACCCAGCGCAGACCCAGTAATAAACTTGTTGATATTCCGCATACGCCAACGGCAATACCAACCCATTCGTTGGCTGTCATTTCGCATTAAGTCCATAATCAGCTTCTTTGCCGGACTTTGGATCAAGTGCTTTGGCAAGTGGTGCAACTAATGCACCAGCAAGGATCGCAAACTCTGGTCGGATATCAGCAACGATCGCTAATAGCACAGTAATACCGGAAGCAGCCACAGCTCTTAAATATGACTTAATCGCAGCCTTGTGTTTGTTTGATAGTTTCATGCGTTGCCTCCTAGTAGTGGTATGTGGAAAAAGTCTGAATTCTTATCTTGATCTTTTTTGAAACTGACATGGATGTGGTGGTTGTGTTTATTGATGCCCTTGTATTTACGCCAACGCCATCCCAAGATCGGTGAAGCAATTTTCTCTTGATGAATTACATAACTGATGCGACCATTGGATTTCCCGAATGATCGAATTTGATCTGCCAAATATGTTGAAAGCCCTTTGTCGTCAGAAAGCCGAGCGTCAATATCAATTGCTCGCACGCATCCGTTTGTGTCTGGGTTGTGATCGCTCTTTCGTGCGCTATGTCTAGCATCACCAATCCACCCATCAGATTTGCGCAAACGCTCTGGGAAGGAATCATCGATCTGCTCACGCAACTGCACAGCTGCTTTAGATAACCAAGGCTTCATTACATTAAGCGGAAGGTTTGCCTAGTGATAATCCCTCTGGAATTGGTTTGGTGTATTCCCACTTTTCAATGTAATCACCAATTCCATCACTATCGTTTCGTAAACCAATAGAGCCATTTAATCCAAAATCAGTATTAGTAAGTTCTGGATATACTTCAATAATGTCATCAAATAAACTCATATTATGCCCCCACAAATGTTGCGCCAAAGAAACAGCCAACGCCATTTGATTGACTGATATTAAGATTCAAAGCCCCACCTGATGATTGTAAGGCAAACACTTCAAAATAATCACCAACTGAAGCATTGACTAAAGTTGTATTATTTATAACAGTAAAATCAGTTGCTGGTGCGGGTGCAATTACGCTTGGCAACATTAATATAGAACCATTTTTGAAAATCTTAACAACTCTTACGCCAGTAGCGTTTGCTGCAAAAGAAATTTGAGCAGTTAATAAATACTTACCAGCCTTGCCCGAAGGTATGGTTATTCTTGAATTGTTTGTAGAGTTATCGTGGAAACCATCAGTATCAAATACTTCACTATTAAAAGTAACTGCTGTATCGGTGTTATTAGTAAGTGATTGTGCGGTAGTGATTTTTTCTAATTGACAACCAACAAAAGTTGCAGATGCACTTGCAGGTGTTGCCCATTTAATTTTGCCATCAACAGTCGTATCAACTGTGAGCACCTGAGCATTTGAGCCAATGGCTAAGCGTTGAACTACATCAGCAGCATCACCAACCAATAAATCACCTTCGGCATCAATTACTGTGTTTTGAGTATCTGCAACATATTTCAAACCAGTTGTTTCACCACTTGCTGCAACCAACCTGTAATCGTTAGTTCCAACTGCAAGGCGTGCCGGTGTGTCATTAGCAGATGCTGCGATGATGTCGCCCTTAGCATCAACAATTGCATTTTGAATTGCATTGCTATCATCTTGAGCAACCCAAGTAAAATCCATGTCGGTATTTGTTGCTTTGCTTAATACTTGACCAGTTGTTCCACCTTTAAGATCAACTAAAGATGTATCAATCGCTGAACCAAGTGTGCGGATAGCAGCTGCGCCATCCTTAACCAGATCTGTGTCGTCTGGTGTTTCCCAATTAAAATTTGTTGTGTTTGCCATATTAGGCTACTGCTCCAATCGCATTTTCCCATGTTAGTGTACCACTTAGAGTGTTCCAAGCCTCTGAGGCTGATACTTGTTCCCATTGAACTGCAACTTGGGAAAACTCAATCGGGCTCAGATTTATGGTCAAAAATAATTCGTTGAATCTAGTGCTCCAACGCCAGCCTTCAACATAACCCTCAAACTGTTGAGTTGGGGCTATCTGAACAGGCAAGTCTGTTATTCGCATTGGCTGACCAATAAAGATCCCAAGCAAGGCATCTCGGTCTGCATCATCAATGGCTGAGTTAGTCAATGGAAATGTAATGCTGTCAAATAAGGCTCTTGGATAGGATCTAAGGGATATAAACCGATTAGCCACAGCTTGAGCATCGGTGGCATCATGCAAAACTGTGTTGATTGTTTCGCCTCGATAACCAAATACCTCAATGCTGTCTAAATCAATTGCGCTTACCTGTGAACCAAAATTGTTTCCGTAATTTAGGAATACATCGTTTCGGACATCTGCGCCCCTAGTCAAAACCTTTAATCCTGCTCCAAAGGCTGTGTTTGCTGAAATCTCTGTGTAACCATTATTGGCAAGATAATTCTGCCTATGAACAGCATCGGCATACCCAATGCGACCTTCGTTATCCTCATACAAGACACCAAATGCGCTGTCAGCAATAAGGCTTGCAATGTTGTAGACAGTATCTGGGTCTGCGCCTCGATTTGATATTTCATAAACTCCTGGACGATCAATCTCGCCAAGTCCTAGATTTTCAGCATTTGCCCAAGTAGTTGTTGGGTCATATCCTGCCCATGTTTCAGCTGCTGGAACTTCATTCCAATTGTTCAAGAATAGATCAGCAAGCAATTCAAAGATCTGGTCGCCATCATCATCTCGAGCCAATGTGCCGTCATAGATAACTTTGGGCAATTTAGCCAATGAACCTAAAGCAAGAATTGTATAAGTGAAAGTTTCTGCAATGCTACTAGCTGATGCGACCTCGGCTGTAATGTCTGTAATGTTGCCACCAAATAAAGTCTTGAACGCATTTGTGCTGTCTTTTACTTGTAAGGCTATTCCATCATTAACTTGGAAATTGTAGTTTTCATTATTCAAAGCCACCAATGTAATTTGAATATAAGATGGCGTTGGTTGTGCGTAAATATCCTCACGCCCTGCTTGATGGGCTATATCAGAGATAGCGACATCGGTGTATTCCACACCATTGATGCTTAACTTATATTCAGGAGTAAAGACTGACATTATCTCGCTCTAGTGATGCCGCTGTTATACAGCTGTGGAACTGATCTTGATGAACTCTGATTAATGACCTTAGCAACTGCTCTAGCAGCACCTTCGGAATCTACCGCTTGAACTGTAATGTTAGTGACTGTTGGTGTTCGACTTTCTCTAGTGTTTGCCGGAACTGCTGGCAATGGTGCTGCGCCAAGCATTCCTAATTGACTTGCGCTGGGAGAAACATTTGGAATGTATCCAACATCTCCTCCGGGCTTAATGATATTAACAACTCTAATTGCTTGATTTGCTAACTCTGTCAATCCGCCAATAACTTCACGAATAAAGTTAAGCAAGCCTTTTAATATATCTGCGAGTCCGCCAATTGCTTTGCCAAATGTTTCAGCACCCTTTTGGCTTTGTGCCAGTCCTGCACTTAATCCTTGATCGCCAGTCAAACCTGCAATAAACGCATTTAACGTTGGTATGCCTGTTTCATTTAAGAATCCAATAAAACTTTCAACCGCTGGAAGTAATGCAACACCCAACGATTCTTTTGCTTCATCAAATCCAACTTTTAGTCGATCAATTTTGCCTTGGAATGTTTCAGCATTAGCAGCTGCTGCTCCGCCATAAAGTTGAGATAATTTTTCTTGAACTTGGGTAAATGAAAGAGTTGATAATTCTGCTTTAGATAAACCAAGTCCCAATCTGCCTAGAGCTGTGGTATTGCCATCCTGAGCCCTACCTAGAGCATTGGCAACAGTTTCAAGTGCTAAGCCTCGACCTTTTGCAATGTCTAAAGATAAGTTTAATAGTTTTTGGGCTTCGTCAGTATCTTTTGTGGAAACTGCTAAGCGTTGCAAGGCTGGACGCAGTTGGTCATCAGCCACACCAGTTGCCAAAGATGTCTTGAGGATATAAGCCTCAGTTGCTGCAATTTGATCCTCAGTAGCCCCTGTGGCGGTGCGTAAGGCAGCAGCCAGCCTTAACTGAGCAGCCTCATCCTCAATGGCAGCCTTGACCCCATCAACGGCTAATTTAGTGCCATAGGCAACGGCAGCAGCAGCAGCGACTGCAAAAGCAGCAGCAGCCTTCTTGCCAAACTCTGAAATCTTGCTTGAATTACTTTCGACCGCTTTGTCCGCTTCGCCTAGCTTCTTTTTTAAGTCATCAACATCGGCAAGGATTGATAACTTTAATGTGCGATTACCGGTAGCCATTAGACCCATTCCTTAATGATGCGATTGAAAGCCTGTTCCCATTTGTTAATCAATTCAGGCTGAATTTTGCGAAGGGTTGGATAGATGAACCAACCTCTTGAACCTCTGCCTTGCCGTCCTGAATATGTAGGGAACTGCTTGAACTTAT